TTTAGCTTGTGCCAATGTTGTTTCAGTATCAATTATTGTTGGTTCTGTTTTTGGCTCAACCTGTAATGGTGTTTCTGTTATTTGTTCTATTTCTTCTGCTTTTTTAAATTTATTTTTTATTGATCGTAAACCAACAAAAGCTAAATCAAGACCCATACCCAAACCAATACCCTCTAATGCCATTTTAAATCTACCCTCTGCTGCGGTATCATCTTCATCTGCCATTAAATATTGTGTTAATTGGTTTGGTGCGTATTGTTGTACTAAATTTGATAACCTTTCTTCATCTGGACTAAATGCTAATTGTTCTGCCGCAGCTCCAGTAAGCGCAGCTTTACCAATTTTTCCAGCTTTTGATGTTGGGTCTAATACTTTTTTTGCCTTAGACAGTTTGTCTAATTTTGAAAGAACTGATACACCTTTAGCAAGACCAGTAAAAGGTATAGCAAATCCAGCAATATCCCTTATTGCTTGTCCGCCTTTATACGTTGGTTGTTCAACAGTTGGCAAGTCTGGTATATCTTTACCAGTAATATCTTCTACTAATTCTGTTGTAGCTTGTGCTGTATCTCTTGCAGCTCCCACTAAAGTTCTTTTTAAATTTTCACCAAAGCCTACTTCTTCTGCAAAGGGGTCTACAATGTTTGGTGTTTTTTTAAAAGGATCTACAATTTGATTTGCCACAATTAAGAACCATAACGTGTATTAAAAAAGTCTATTAAAGATTCATCATTAGCGGTTGGATTTGATTTCTTAAGAATATCCCATTGCTCTGCTGTGCCTTTAAAATTTTTAGGTATGCTCGTATCGGTTTCTATGTTAGGAGTACCTAATGCACCACGCATTGCTATTTCAATAGGATCAGTTCTTTGTAAAATATCAAGAATTTCTATATCTTCTTTTAACAAAGTTTCTCCTGCTTGTACTTTAGCTAAAATTCTTGCTTTTTGTTCTGATGGCGAAAGGGTTTTTTCTGGCTCAAAGGTTCCCATTAAAGCCTGTGTTTTAGCTTGAACGTTTAGTGATTTCATTAATTTTTTTTGTGATTCAGGAATATTGGAGCTATCAATGGCAGCATTTAATTCTTGATTAAGTTTATCCTGCTCTGCTTTTTGCTGTTGTTGGGCTATCATTTGCTGTCTTTGCAAAACACCTTGAGAAGGATCTTGACCTCTTAAAACGTCTGATAAAGCAAGCATCATATTTCCAGCTCTTTGCCTTCTAACCATTGGGTCTACCTGCGGCACTTGTGGTGCCTGTGGTATATTCATAGAATTTATTTGATTATTTGTTTTATTAATATCATCAAACAAACCTGTGTTTATAAATGGTTGTTTATTTAAAATTGTCATATAAATTTCCTAAGTTTGTTTATCAGGTAAAAAACCAAATGGGTTATATCCGCCAGTCCAAGCCGAACCAAGTAACCCAGTTGCGCCGCTAAGTATTCCGCTTAATCCAGGTGATGATTGTGTTGCTTGTGTCTGACCAACTAACTGAGGCATCATGCCTAAACCTTGGCCTAATAAACCTAATGAGTATGCTGGATAGCCCTGCTCTCTCATAAACTCTTGGAAAGCAAAGTCTTGTTCTTGTTGTCCTAATCCTCTTGATAAAGCACCGTAGCCACCAAGTAAGCCTAAAGCTTGTTGCTGTCCACCCAGTAAACCACTTAATAAACCAGCTTGTTGTTGACGGCTTCTTAGCTCCATCTCTGGTGCAAACATAGCTCTTTGTTGTTGTCTTGCTATATCTGACTCCGCCGCGCCCAGCGCCTGCTGATAGCCTGCTTGTCTTAAACCAGCAGCTGTTTCTGCGGCAGCCTGTGCATAAGGCTTAGTAGCTTCTGTCTCTAACAGCGCTGACCTAGAGCCACCAAAAGCTCCAGCGCCTATCGCTGCCTCTTGCGCTCTTTGTTGTGCCATTTCAGATTGTTCTTGTATATCCTGCATTGCTAGGTCTATAACTTGTTGTTGATATGGTGATTGATATGCACCTATGTCTACATCTAATAAAGACTGCACGTCTCCCATTTGTGGAGCTGCTTGACCAGCCAATGCTTGTAGCTGTCCTGTTGGGTCATAACCAAAAGCACTACCAAATAATCCTTGTATTCCTGCACCCATTTGCATTTCTTCTGGAGACATACCAACGAATCTATCGCCTGTATAACCTGCAAATGGTATATCAGATGCCTCTTTAGCACGCTGATAGTAGTCCATATACAAGTCTTTCTGCCAATCTGGTAGAGTTGCTTCTTGTGTTGTTGTTGTTTTTCCTTTACTCATAAGTCTTTTCTAATTAGATATTCTGTTTCAAATCCTAGATGTTTTAGTTTCCTAGTCCATCCTTTTCTGCCTCCGCCGTAGAGTCTTTTGACTCCACACGCTTTGGCATAATCTTCTATGTGTGGCAACATTACCTCTAATTCTTTGTAATCGCCACCACAAAATAATAAATTCATTGCAGTGTGTTGCGGGAATACTACAAATTCTGTTACAAAAGCAGAGTTCTGTCCTGCCCATAATAAGAATATTCCTTCATCTATTTTAGCTTCTATATCATCGATTGTATAGGAATCTTGATATTTTATAGCTTTTGCTATAAGAGGCCTACACTTAATCCACTCTTCTTTCCAAGACTTTTTAATCGCCTTTTCCATACTCAACAATACTTGCATATATAGTTAAATTACCAGCACGATCTGCTTGTACTTTTAATACATCGCCTTGTTTTAAGACAAGACTTTTACTTAATAACTCTTCTGTATCATAGGCAGTTATTACATATTCTTTAAATAAAGTATAAGTTGTTCCACCGCTTACTACTGTAACTGTTATATTGGTTTGTTGGTTGTCATGGTCACAAACCAAAAAAGATTCAACAATAGAAAAAGTAAAGTCATCGCCGCTTGGTGTTGTATATAATGTTGTTAAATCTGTAGTAGTAAGTATTTCATTTGCTGTTTCAGCTCTTTGTATATATTGTCTTTGTGAGGATAAATCCATTATCGTTTACCTCTTGGTTTTATGTCTAATCTTATATTACCAACTTGAAAGTCTTGAGTTAAAGAACCAGTCACTGTCATAGATACCTGTCTTGCTGTAAACCTTGCATCGGTATAACCATCTGATTCAAAGGTAAAGTTACCAAAGTCTGTTTCTGTTCCTAGCGGTGTATTCTTGCCTTTAAAACCTATTGTAATGCCTGGTAAGCTATTGGATTCTTCATCTGGTAGTATTTGATTAACCTGTGCCAATCTATCGCCATTGCCAATCTCAAGCGGTCCTGTGGTAGCAAACGGAACTTGGTCACCTAAGTTTGGAGAGTTAAACAAGGGTCTTTTATCATGTTCATATACAAAGCCATTAGAGTCGCAAGACAAAGGATGATTAAATACGCCTTGGTCTACCCAACAACTTCTATTCATAGAACCTATAGACCAAACATTATCTATATAATTCCATATAACATACTTGTTAGGTGATAGTTGGTCTACATCTCCCACAGGGAAAAACCACCATATCTCATTAAAATCTATGTTGTGTGTGCCAAATGTAGATTGCTGTGTATTAACTTGTATGTTGTCAAAGATGTAATCGTGTACGTCTGACTTTAATTCTCTGACTGTGCCATCAAAAGAAAAAAATGAGTTTTCACTAATCCATGATAAAAAACTACCAGAAGATACTATTGACCTTGGGCTTATAGCTTTACAGTTAATACCCGCATCTTGTATACCGTATACAAAAGGAGAGCCTGTATAGTAAAGCCTGTTAATACCAACATCGGTAAAAATAATAATATCATTTTGCCATTTAACAGCATAGTTAGCTTTGCCGCCTGTAGGTATTTGCAAATCACCTGCTGTATTTCTAGCAGTAGATGTCCAGTTAGTATTATCTTCTCTGTCAGACCATGATATTTTTCTAGGATCTCCACCTGCGCCTATGGCTATTAAATGCCTTTCATTGCTTACAATAACTGCCTGACATCCTGTTGGCGCATTGGTAATTGGTGTTGCAATAGTATCTGGACTACCGCCTCCTGCGTCTGGCCTCCACTGATATAACTTACCATCTCCTGCAAAACAAAAAACTAAATGCTCTCCCCAGTTATCAAAAGAAAAACTTTTAGTGTCAAAATTTAATGCTGACGTACTTCTTTCATCTCCCCAATCTTCTACACCATAATGATATGCACCATATCCAGTAGATGTAATAACGTCATCACCTATAAATCCTGTTGGTGTTATGTCATACCAGGTATCGTTATATAAAACATTTACCCCAGCTCTTGTTCCTATAGCCAAAACTTCTTCGCCATTATTAGTTTTATAAGAATATATACCTATTGGTATTTCTGCTTTTATTATTGTTGAAGCAGATGATGTCGCTGTTGATGTTGCAGAAGTGCTTGCGCTTACTGTAAAAGTGGTTGTGCTTGGCACGTCTGTAATACTAAAACTTGTATTGATTTCTGCTTGTGGTACGCCACCTGTTGCGTCAAAACTTTCAAGATAAATAGTATCTCCTACACTCAAACCATGAACTACTGTTGTAGTTATTGTTAATGTATTGCTAGATGAGGTTGTGCCAACGGTACCGCTATAAAATGTGCCGACTGGATTATCTTTAAACTTAACCCAGCCACCTAATGGTTTTAAATAACCATTTTCAAAACGCACCAAATCACCATCTACCCAACGACCTTTGTTAGCGTAGTCAGTACCGTTTTTTATTATTCCTGCTGGGGGTGTAATTGGAAATAGAGCCATATTTAGCCCTATGCTGTACGTTTCCACATATATACAACTATATATGGTTGTAAATTATTGTGAGCAGAACCGCTACCTGTAGACAATGTTTTACTTGAACCCCAAGGATCGTCTGGGGTGCCACCATAAAAGTTATTAGGTGTTGATGAGTTTGTTACTGCGGTAAACCCAGATGGTCTACTACTGCTACTAGCAGCACCATGCAATGATGTATGGTCATGCGATGGCATTTCAGAAATTGTTAATGTGTGTGTTTTTGCACCGCCTGTTTCTTCTAGAGTATCAAAATCTGTATCTCCAGAGTCAAGGCCAACCATAGTTTTACCAGCACCAAAAGCTACCCACGTACCAAAACCAAGCAATGTTGCTGGGTTTGTGCTTACGGCTGCATTGATGTAGATAGAACCAACTGGATATATTTTTTCTAATACATTGGTTCCATTAATTTGTAATTCTCCTGCTGTAGTATTTACATTACCACTAGCAGTTACGGTTGTTGCTGCAACAGTTGATGTGCTGTTTGCACCTATTGGTGTGCCGTCAATAGCACCGCCGTTAATATCTACTGTTGTTAAGGTAGATGTACCGCTTACTGTTACGCTATTTAAAGTAGCTAGACCAGATGTTGATACAGTAGTAAATGCACCTGTAGAGGCTGAGTTAGCACCTACGGTTGCTCCGTCAACAGAACCACCATTAATATCAGCGGTTGTAAATGTTGCTGTTCCTGTAGATGTTAAAGTTCCTGCTACTGTTATAGTTTTACCACTACCAACATTAAGACCAACACTAGTTCCAGTTCCATTTGCGGTAAAAATACCATCAACAGTATCTAGGTCAGTATTAATCTTACCACCCCAAGTATTAGTAGATGCTCCTACTTCTGGTTTGGTAAGGTTAAGGTTGGTTGTAAAGGTATCTGCCATAGTGCTTACTTGTTAAATTTGGATTTTACTAATTCAATCCATTCTGGTTTCTTTTTATATATTATAAACCCAACAACTGCTATTAGTATAACTATTTCTATTAATGTTTCCATGGTTAACTTATGGTTTTAGTAACAGATGTTGGTGTAATTTCATCCGTTATTTTAGCATCTAAGCCAGACTTTAGATTAGCTACTTCATCTTCGCCCATACCTGTTGTAACCCAACCAGTAACTATGTCATTGGTAAGATCTGCAAACGGTACAAAGTCGCTAATATCGTCTGCGTTTACGCTGTGAGTACCATAAACAGAAGCTGAATAGTTATTACCATCAGCATCTTGTTGATCGCTCTCTGCGTTTAGTCGCCAATGAACCGTATAAACTACATCAGAGTTTCCTTCGTATGTGGGATAAACGTCTACTGTTTTACAATTCCAGTTGTATGTATTACTCATTTTTATTCTCCTGTATTTTGACTATCTAAAAACTCTTGATAGGCTGTTTTAAGCTCATCAGTCCATACAGCATTGCAAATTGCTTGTACTTCTGCTGATTCGTTAATTATATCATCTGTGCATTGTAATGCATGTCTATGAAAAGACCTACTAAGCTCTACA